CCGTAGACATACAAGATGGCTAGACCGCGTTGATACCTAGGACGTTGGCGCGGTGTGCGACTTACCGATGATCCGCACTCATACGATCCCGAGTGTCTTGCAAGGGAATAGGTCGCACAAAAACCGCTTTGCGGGTTTCCGAGTGTCGGGGTCAAATCCGGCGTTCGGATTTTGTCAGATTTACCTTATATCCCTTAATTTGCGGGGCGGTACTTACCTCGCTGCCCCGCTATCCCTTTTGCCATAACGGAGGGAATCGTTTTGACGAATGATGAGATATTTGACGCACTTATACAGCCGAGGCAAATGACTTCAGATAACCACGTTGCGTTGGCTAGTGGCGGCAAATCCGCGTGGACGGTCGAACAACTTGACGGAAAACCCGTATCTGGTGTCGGGCATCCGGGGTACTTTACCGGGAAAAAGCTGAACAGGGAAAAGTTTGTCAACGCAATAACCGCCTATTTAAGCGGTTCTGGCGTAACACAGATGCAAGCTGCGAAGATGGCTGGTTTATCTTGTCCGACGTTTATGAAGTATGCAAATATGCTATATACTGACGGTAGACTTGACGGATCGCATTTCAAAGACAATATCGGTGTCGAAATATCCGATACAAGCGAAGATATAACGTCGAATGACTATATTCTTGACAGGATAACGAAAGAGGGATAGGGCAAATGGCACTTAACGAGAAAGAACAACAGGTATATGACAAGTTTTTGGAACTTGACATAATCAACCCTGACTATATCGACCATTTTGTGAATTTCTGTCATAACGTCTATGATCGTGATTACGAGAATCGAACGCCCATAAAGGAATTGTGCAAGAAAGTCAAAAATGAGTGTATGAGCGTAATTATGACAAGGGGGTACGAAGATAACGAGGATTATATACGTCGGGCGCATGAGTGTAACGAGGCTATGTGGGCGATTATCAAGATGGAGGCACAGCACCGCCAATTCGATAGTTACTGCATGTACCTCGAAAAGAAACGGAATCCGAAAGAGAAGTTTTATCAGCCACGCAGAGCCGTACTTCGCAAGCACGGTATCATTCAGGCGTTTCAACAGTTGATTGATGATGAACTTGACTTGTTGACAATCTCACTTCCGCCCGGCACAGGAAAAACTTCGCTCGAGAAGTTTTTCCATTCTGCCGTAGCCGGGTGGTTTCCAAATGACTATAGTCTTTTCTACTCCCATTCCGGCGATATAACGCGAATGTACTATGATGGTGTGTATGATATAGTCACAAACGATGAAGAATACAACTGGCACGAGATTTTCCCAGATTTGAAGGTTACACAGACGAACGCGAAACTTGAACAGTTTAACGTCGGCAAGTATAAACCGTTCCCATCGGTTCAATGTACAAGTATCGGCGCGAAGAACGCTGGTAAGGTTCGTGCAAGTCGATTTTTGTTCGTGGATGACCTTATTGGTAACATCGAAGAAGCATTAAACAAGACAATCCTTGAAAAGCGGTGGAGTGCTTACACTACGGATGCAAGGCAACGTAAAACGACAAGCCTGACAGATGGTACATTTTGCAAAGAGTTAGTCCTTATGACGAGATGGAGTACGCTTGATCCAATCGGTAGGCTTCAATCGTCGTATGAGGGCAGCGACAGAGCGAGATTTATTGCAATTCCTGATATAGACGAAAAGACAGGCGAGAGTAATTTTGCCTACGATATTGGTGGTTTTACCGCTGATAACTTCCGTGATGTTGAAAGGTTGATGGATGAAATATCTTATCGGTGTTTGTATAAGCAAGACCCGATAGAGCGAGAAGGATTGCTTTACCCGGAAGAATCTTTGCGAAGATATGCAGAATTACCGCCAGATGATCCAGAAACAGTTATTGGTGTATGCGATACAAAGACAACGGGTATTGACTATATGTTTTTGCCGATTTTCTACAAATATGGCGAAGATTACTACCTTGTTGATTGCATTTGTGACGATTCTTCGGACTTTGACATTCAATATTCGCGCTGTACGGATATAATTTTACGCAACAATGCAAAGATGGTAGAGTTTGAGAGCAACGCCGGAGGATCACGAATTGCATTTGAAGTACAGGATCGCGTGAAAAAGCAAGGTGGCGTATGTTCAATAACCACACATCCGACAGAAACGCACAAGGAAACGAGAATTATCGTCAATTCCGAGTGGATAAAGCGACATATTCTGTTTCTTGATAGTTCAAAATACACGGTAAAGAGTGATTATGGAACGATGATGAACTTCTTGCTGTCTTATTCGCAAATGGCGAAGAATAAACACGATGACGTTCCTGACGGATTGGCTAACTTCGTGGAATTTGTCGGTAGAACGCTTAATCATAGACAAACACGAATCATATCAAGTCCGATTTAACGAAAGGAGAGGGGTAATGAGAGCGATTGAGTATATCAGCAAACTCGATAGAGAGGATTTCCGCATTGAACGATGCCGATTAAAGATCGAACGGCTTGAAACCCTTGCCGAAAATCGTTCATCGAAGCCATTTGACAACGAAAGAGTGAAAACATCTGGTAGCAAAGACAGAATTGGCGACTTAACTATCAAGATTATGGAGGAAAAGGAGCGATTAGAACGCCTGATTGCCGAAAATGAGGAACATAGGGATTTTATCGAGGAACAGATTGACAAAATCCCGGACATTTCGCACTCAAAGATTATTTTTTATCACCATATCGAGAAAATGAATTATGTCGAGATTGCAGATATGCTTGATTTAAGTCCTAAAACGGTGCGGAATAACCACTCGGAAGCCTTAAAACAACTCGACAAGATACTTTCACAGACAAAAAGGCAATAAAAGGACAAAAAAGGACAAATTAAGTTATTTACAAATAACCACAACATATTGTATGATACAATGGAATAGATAACCAAACAGGGGAAGTGTGCGCTTCCTCTGTTTTTTTTATTTTGGAGTGAGTAAAGTATGCAAATAGGCAGAGCAGAGATATTCACGGATGAGCGTGAGATCAATCAGCAGAATATCCTTAAAGTTTTACAAAATGCCTATGCGGTGCATACGGCAAACGCACAACGTATAGACGAATTACTGAATTTCGAGGCTGGTTATCAGCCACTTGTTGATAAAGACGGAAATCCGAGAATAAAAGAAGTTCGCCCGGAGATAGATGTTGAATCCATCGACAATGTAGCGCACGAAATCACAGAGTTTAACCTTGGTTTCAAATGGGGAAACCCCATCACGATTGTCCAGAGGGGCGAAAAGGATAGCGGATCATCAGAGGAAACATACGCGATTTCGCTACTCAATGAGTGCTATTCAGCCGAAAACATCAAGTCAAAAACGCAGAAACTTGGCTATTTTGTCGAGATTGGTGGCGTAGGATATACATACGTTGATGTTAAGACGGACGGAAACTTCGAGAACGGGGATAGTTACTTTTCTGTCGATGTTCTTGATCCGCGTTGGACTTTTGTAGTTCGATCTAGTAGACGTATCGACCATAAAATCCTTCTTGGCGTTACGTTTTCTCGCGGAAATGACGGGGTCAATCACTTTACTTGCTTTACGGACAAGTACCGTTTTGAGATACAAAACTACTTAAAAGACGATGATACCGAGGAAGTATGGAATTATTCTGCTGGGAAAAAGGGTAGCGTATTTGCCAATCCGCTTGGGATGATACCAATTATCGAGTGGGTGCGTTCACACGACAGGATGGGATGCTTTGAGCGGTTTATTCCAGAACTTAACACGTTAAACCTGATGATTTCAGACTTTTCAAACGATGTGGAGCAGAATACACAGGCAATATGGCACGGCAACGATGTTGATTTCCCGGTTGATGAAAACGGAAATCCAATTAAGCCAAAGGCAAACGAATGGGTGCTTACGGCATCACTACAAGATGGACGACAGCCGTTTATTAAGCCACTCGTTATTGCGTACGATTATCCGGGGATGCTTAACAATATAGCGTCAAGACGCGCTTGGATTCTTGAAAAGGCAAACGTGCCGAGTACAAGTGATAATACAAATGGTGCAACAGGCGTTGCTATGGATGATGCGATTGGTTGGACAAAAGCCGAAACCGCAGCCGTTAAGCAACAGGGCATTATGGAAGCGTCAAAGATGGACGAGATCAAAGTTGTCCTGAAAGCTATACAGAAAAATCCAAAACTTGAATCGAATAACCCGATGAAAGATTTGAGATATATTGATGTTGAACCGAATGTAAAACGTATGAAAACCTACGAAATGGTTACAAAATCAAATGCGTTTGCTACATACGTTTCTCACGGTGTTCACGGTTTACACGCACTTACGGCGGTCAATGCGTTTAGTGATGTAAACCAAGTTTGGGAAGATTCCAAAGACCTGATTGAGAAATATCAGGCATCAATCTTCGACAAGTCAAGTAGCAATTCCGCTGTTGGCGGTGAAGGAGAAAGCGCACCGAACGCTGATAGGTTGTTTGGTGATGAAAGCGATCAAATAGATAATTCGCCAACGATTGATAAACAATAAGGAGTGGGAAAATGGGAATTAGCATACCTACACTACCGATTTCAAAGAAATACACAAAAGATACAGCCAAGGAATTTGGAGCGGTAAAAGGCGCACCGTGTACGGTTGAATCACAAGAACATGATGCTGTCAATCACGTTACAAGGCTGGTTTTGAAATGGGAAAACTCCGAAGGTGCTGTGCAAAGAACCACAGTATTGCTTCCTGATGGGGCAAAAGGAGAAACAGGAACGCCGGGTACAAACGGTAAAGATGGCGTTGGTATTTCGTCGGTAACGGCAGACACAGAGAATGCCACAATTACTATACATTATACAAACGGAACAACATCAAGTCCAATTGCTATTCCTACAGTTCCCGGAAAAGATGGCGTATCTCCAACTATTACTGTTCACACGAGTACAAGCACAGAATACACGCTTGATATTACAGATAAAACAGGAACGATTACTACGCCAAACCTTAAAGGAAGTTCTAGCGCGGTTACGAAGAAAGTTATTACCGCTAGTGTTGACGTTGGTGGCATTGAAAAAGACAGGTCGTTCCCTATTGGAACTGACTATGACGATATGTGGGATGCGCTTCTTGATAAAACGCTTTATCCGACATTTTCTGCCCCGTCGGCTTCGTTGACATATTCAGCAGATGCTTACGTTGCTGTAGGTGGAACGATTTCTGCAAAGGCAGCAACTCTTACATACAACGCCGGAGCAATTACGCTTGACGGTGTTAAGCAGAACGATCGTGGAGGCGTAGCGACAGAATTTGCTATTGCCACAACGGGTGCAGATACAGAGTATAGCGATTCTAGTGAGAGTTCAGGTGCGTTTAGCGTTCCGGCACTTACAAGAGCGACAAAAGGTACAATCAAACTTACTGGAACGGTATCTTATGCACAGGGCGCACAGCCGAAAGATTCAAAAGGTGCTGATTATGACAATCCGCTTCCGGCTGGTAGCGTAACGGCAGAAAAGACAATCAACTTTATTCAGCCGTTCTATTACGGTGTATCAAATAGTTCTACGGTATCTGATTTCACAGGGCTTACGGCTAATGTTACACCAAAGGGGAATAAGACGTTTAGTTTTACAACGTCAAATCAGTATATGGTATTTGCATACGATTCATCGTATGGCAATTTGAGTAGCATCCTCGATCAGAACGGATTTGAGGTTAAGAGCGGTTGGACAAAATCAACCTTAACGGTTGGCGGTTTTAGTTACTATGTGTATGTGTCTAACTCACCGACAACTGATACAGGAGCATCGTTCACATTTAAGTTTTGAGTAAAGGAGAAATAACAATGACCGTAAAACAACTTTTGAAAGTTTTTCGCAATCCGGCTATTACGCTGGAGGTTATTGACGAGAGCGACGAGCTGATTGCAAAGACATACGCAGATGGCAAGGATGTTCTGAATGATGAGATTTCAAATCGTGAGGTTCGCCTTGTAAAGATCGACAGTATGACAAAGGCAACCGTAACAGTAAAGAACATCGAGGATGTTGATCCTGATCCAGAGCCTGACACTACACCAACCGATCCGACAACTGATCCGGCAGACCCTACAGGTACGCCGTGATGGACGAGTTTGACGAGATAAATAAACTCGGAGAGCCGTACAAGAAAAGGGCGGTTTCTTATGATGAATACTTTGGTGAAATGGAATTGACGGAAGAACAAAAGGAAGAACGTATATCATTCTCCGAAGATACCGAAGATTTTATCAAGTATATAATCGCTCTTATTCTCACTATGACGGACTTTAACGCCATAGATGAAGATTATCTCACGGAAACGCTTACAACGTCTTATTTGGGCGTTATAGGCGCATATACGGATATAGATGAATACCTTGAAACATACGCAGCGGAGTTTTCCAAAGATTTTATTGGCACAACGCTTGAAAACATTGATAGTGCGTGGTATTTATCAGACGATAGAGCTATGTTTGATGCTGAAAATGAGGCGAACACAGTTCTTAACTATAAAGAGTATATAAAAGCTATTGCGAGTGGCTACACACAGAAAGAATGGAGAACATTCAGAGATAGCCGTGTCAGGAAAACTCATAGAAAGATAGATGGCAAGACGATAGGCATTAAAGACCTTTTTGAAGTCGGCAAGACATTTATGAGATTTCCAAAAGATAGCTCGATGGCGCAGAACCATCCAGAAGAAGTAATCTCTTGCAGATGCACCATTCATTACATCAAGTAAATCAGAGCCTTATGGCTCTTTTTTAATACAAAAAATTGGCAGAGAAGCCATAAATCGCATCCTAACATTTACTGTTAGCACTCGTAGAGAAACGAGGATAAACAATTCGCAGAAAGGTACAGGTAAATACAAATGAGAGAAAAGGAGTTATTAACGTACAACTTGCAGAAGTTCGCAGAGGACGAGCAAAAGCCGGAGGAAACAAAAAAGTCGGAGGAATCCAAACAGGCTGAAAAGCCAAAAGAAGAAGTGAAAGAGAAAAAAGAGGAAAAATCGGAATTAAGTTCTGGAGATATTCAGAAACTTATGAACGATTATGCAAAACTCAAACGTGCTTTCGATAAGACTTCCTCGGAATTGGCTGAAACAAAGAAGTCCTTGAAGGAGAAAATGACAGAACAAGAGATCGCAAGTCAGGAGAAAGCAGAGGCAGAAGCAAAGCGTGAGGAAGAATTTGAGTTCTACAAACGCAAGGACAAGATTCACGAAACCGAAAAGGCATATCTGAAACTCGGATATACCGCTGACGAGGCAGAAAGAATTGCTGTTGCCGAGGCTGATAACGACTTTGAAACCCGGACAAAGATAATGAAAGAGGTAGAAGATCGCAAGGTCAAGGAGTTAGAGGCGAAGTTTTATGCAGATCGTCCTGACGTAAA